GGCCAGCACCAACACGGGCAAACTTAAAATTATCAAAACTGCCTCGTCCTTCCAATCCGATTGACGGGCTTCTAGGAGTTTTCCCTGGTAAGCTTCCTCACCTTGGGCCATACGAGTAGCATGCATAAGTTGTGCATCAGACATTGCCATCTTCGTCTTCTGCTTGTTAGCATAAATTTTACTTCCAGCAGAGACGGCTAATTTTATTGCCGATAACCACATACTAATACCAAGTAGCTTTTTTACTCTTTGACTTAAGCATTCTTCTAGTACCTTTTACTTCAACTACATCTCCAGTTGCGATCACATTTGATTGCATACCGTCAGCTAAAGTTTTAGTTCTAGGATCTCTCTCCAAGTTTTGACCTGGAGTTTCAATATCGATACCACCATTTGAGTAGCCATCTTTATTGATGTCCAATGCTTTGTTCACATTTACTTTGTCAGCCATTTATCCTCCTATTTTTTTCTTAACTTACCTAATGTTATAGCAAATCTAGCTCTTTGTCCAAGTTTTCCTGGTTTCTTAGCTGCTGCTCTTAACTTTGACTTAGGAATTGTCTTACCTTTTTTAATTCCTAAAGATTTTCTCAGTGATCCTGGTTTTTTTATTGCTTTTTTAATAAATCCACCTTTTTTAGCCTCTACTTTGTAAGCATCATCAGATCTAAAAGCTCTTTTTATTTTAGCTTTTTTCTGATCTTCAATCATCGCCTTGGTTACTCTAGGTCTAGGTCCACTTCTAAACGCTCTAGTCATTATTTTTTCCCTTTTTGTTTTTTAATAACACCTCTAGCCATCAAGATGTCTTTTTTTGTTATTTTTCCGTCACCTGACACGTCAGGGAAAGATTTTTTCTTTTTCTTTACCATTTTTTTCTTTTTCATCATCTGTTTTCTCCTTCATATTTTTCAATTTCAACACTTGGCATCATTTTATCCACATTTGGAATAGATTTACCTAATATTGTTTTTTCAATTGATGTATCAGCTCTTAGTTGTGCTAGTTTTGCGTTCTGATCCAGTTTTTCATCGTGTTCTCTCTGGTTCATCATCGCTTTCATACGATCGAGATTGATTTTTTCTTGTCCTTCTCGTTTTTTACGCTCGTTATCCATAGCTCTAAGGTCTAATTCTCTTGCTCTAAGCTTCGCAATAGGGTCATTATCAAATTGTGAAGTGATAGACTTCTCTTCTTTCAAGAATTCACCCATCATTTCAGCAATCAACACAGCTTTTCTTGCTTCAATCTTTTGTTGTAGCTCCTGTGCCTGCATTTGCATCTGTGGATTTTGCTGTGCCATCTGTTGCATCTGTTGTAATTGTGGTAATTCTTCTCTAAATTCTAATTCAATTTGTTCTTGCGCCATTAAACTTATATGTTCAAAAATATTTTTCTCCATTGCACCCATAACCATTGGATTATTTCTAGCAATATTAGTTCCCATAAAATTTAAATGCGAAGTAATGTGTGCTCTATGATCTTGTCCAGGAAAAGCTTGAAAAGGTTTACCACCTAAAGCCATAATATTTTCTAAACTTGGATCTAACGGTGTAGGTTGCTCTGGTTTTTTTAAAACCATATCAATATCTTTTACACCTAACGCTTCATACATATTTCTATATGCTTGATACAGATTATGCATCTGTGGATTAGAGGTTGCCAGTTGCAACTCTGTTTGCGCGAGGGAAATACGCTGAGTTTGTGAAAAGATGTTAGGGTCGGCAACTGGCAGTATATCTACCCGATCATCAAAATCTTGTTGCTTGATCATTCTCTGACCCCCAACTACATCATACGGATATTCCGGTGGTAGATATAATTTGAAAACACGTGCTAATAATTTAAATTCTTGTTTTAATGAAGAATAAATTCTTTTGTGAATCGCTGACATAACTCTTGATCCACGTTCTAGTAATGCAACTGTTGTACCAACTGCTGCTTGTTGATTACCATCACCTACTTGCATGTCTGCAATAGATGCAAATCTTTGACCAGCTTGAACAACAATACCCATTAATTGTAATAACGTTTGAGAAGGCTCTTTAAATGGTAACATCATAAACGAATCTTTTAAGTTACCACCAGGAGCGTCTACATCTCTAAACTCACCAGGTTGAATAGATTGCGCGTCATCTCTAATTCTGATGCCACGCATTTTAAATCCTGCGGGTAGGTTGGAGAGCGTACCCGCATCCAATAATTGACGAAGAGCTGACGTTGCAGTTCTAGACAGACCACCAATCATATGGATGAGACCAAAGCCATAAAATCCTAGTCCCGGTAAAAATTTAAAGTGGACAAAATATTGGATCTTAGTTTTATTTGGATCTCCAATTTCATAATTTCTTTTAATAGATAAAACTTTTCTTGTAGCTTCTTCAACAGTTACAATGTAAGGAATTTTAATTCCAGATGGCTCACCTGTTTCTTGATCAGAGTCTTCAAAACCTTCTAGGTCTAAATCAACATGACATTCTAAAATTGTATAGATGTCATCATCTTTAGATTTTCTTTGGCCTTCTAGTTCTCTTTCTTTTTTCTCAACTTCATTTTCTTGATAGCCAGGTGTACCTAATTCTATATCTCTATAGAATCCTGCAACTTGTTGTTTTCTTAATTCGTTTTTAGAAATTTTAATCCGGTGGATGATTGCTTCCGCATCGTCTAATGAGGTAGCCGAATAGGGAACAATCAAATCATCCGCTGGAACGAACTTCGATGTAGCTTTACCAGAAAGTTCATCGTAATAAACTTTCTTAAATGTTGAACCTGCCAATGGCAAATAAAACAACATTGAATCGAAGTCGGGCTCATAGTCATGCATTTTTTCCATGAGCTCGTAGTTCATATAATCTTTGACACGCTGAGACTGACTTTGTTTTTCAGGAGTTGGATTACCAACTACCTGTGTTCTTACCGGTCCGTCTGCTGGTAATAATTCTTTGTAAGCTAAAGCTTGAAACTGTGTAACAGCTTCTGCTAAAACTGGATGGGTTGCACCTGAAGCTCCTTGAAATGGTTCGGTTCTCATATCGTATTTGAAACCTAAAAGATCTAAACCTGTTGTATAAGTTTTTTCCCAATCTTTTCTGGACATACTATAGTCCATGTATTTACCTGATAAGTCACTTCCTAATTCGTCTAGGATGTGATCTTCTAAAAATTCTGCTAAGTTTGCGTAATGCTCATCGCCACCTTCTGGTGATACTGCATTTGGATCGAAGTCAACTGTTACTGATCCGTCTTCTTCTTCATTTACTTCTACCGGACCTTTAGCTGTCTGTTGTGCTTCAACAGCAACTTCTTGAGCTTCTGCTATTTCTTCTTCTCCGGGAATATCAAGTTTTGTTCTTGGCTCTTGTGTTAAGGCCTTGTCCATTTTGTCTGCCATTTGTTTTCTCCAATTTTACTGTTTTAACAGTATTATAGTTAATATTCAAGCCCTGAGGCGTGGGTCCTGATTCAGGCGGCAGGAGCCAGGTCTTAGGATATACCTGCGATTTGTTTCGCGTATCTGCCATATACTGGTCCTCCCTTCTGGAATTTTGGTAATAACTTCTGATTGATATACTTCGTAAATGTTTCTTTATCACCTTTATCAGTAATAATGTTATTTACAATATCAGCGTAATCGCCAAAAATTTTTAATTTCACATTTTCTGGTTCTTTTCCAATGGCTTCAAATCCTGCACCTTCTCCAGCTCCAGTGTATAAAGATACTTCTCCAGTATCTGTGTTGAATATTGCACCATGTAATCCACCTGTTTTAAATCTTTTTAAATCAGCTTTGTTACCACTTTCTTCAATATATTTTTTTGCATCAAACTCGGACTTACCAATAATTTCTATAATCTCATTATTAATGTCTTCTATTTTTTTCAAATCTATTTTATTAGTTACTTCGCCTTTACCTTCATACTTATCTACTAAAGGTGCTAAATCTTTATAATGTTTTTTAAGATCTTTAATTTTATCACGGAATAATTTATTTACTTCTTTACTTTGAAACACTAAATTATTTTTGCTAAACAATTTATCTTTGTTTCTATATATCCAATCAAATTGTCTATCTTTTTGTAATGTATTATTTTTACCAAATTTTTTTGTAAAAAATTCTACAGGAAAAGGATGACCACCTTCTATTTCACCTAGGTTATATTTTTCATAAATTTCTTTTACCTCTGGTGGTAAAAATTTTGGTCTTCGCATATCTTTAAATCTTTGATAAAAGTTTCCTCCAACCTCAGATAAAAAATCAACCCTAGCCAAAGTATTTATTTCTGGTGGAGGAGCTAAATCTATACGTTCTTTAGTTCCTTTATATGTATTTAAAAAATCATTTAGTTTAACAACTTTAAATAAACCTTGTTTAACAAAAGGTACTTTCTTATCTGTTATAAAACTATTTATACCTGAACTTGATTGTGTGCCTAACAAATTAGCAATCTCTGGTATACTATAATAACCATCAAAGTTTACATTTTTTTCTTTTAAAGTTTCTAATCTGTTATCTAAAAAATCTCCTTTTCTAATTTCAAACATACCGCTTCTGGTTACAGGTAAATCTAATTCTACTGCTAACTTAGTTCTCTTATCTCTTTTGTCAGGGTTCATTTCTTTTTTCTTTAATCTAGTAACAGCTTCTTCAATTAAAAACTCTTGTGCTATCTTATCAAACTTCGGTGGATCTTCTTTAGGTGGTTGACTATCAGGTTCTTTACTAATTTCTGATGTATCTAAATTTGAAACTGATTTACCTGTTTCATCTTCCTTACTAAAAAATGTATCCGATAATCTTTTACCTATTCCAGTTCCAGCTGCAATTTCTAATCCTTTTCTAATTAAAGGAGTAGCTGCAGTTCTAGCAACATTAAGAGCTATAGGTGCTCCGTAAAGTGCAGGGGCAAAAAATCCTTCTCTTGATCCTAATTTTTTACCGTGGATAAGTCCTCCACCAATTGAAAGGCCCATACGTCCTCCACGACTTTTATTAATTCGTTTTATAATTTCTTCGTCACTAACTTCTATCTCGTTACCTTCGTTATCAAAATCAAATGTAGGAAGAGTGCCACCCTCATTCTGTTGTATGAAAGTGTCATAAAATTTTTTTCTTTCGATTGCAAATTTTCTTGCGTCTTCTCCAGAGATTAAACCATCACCAATATATTCTTGTGTTATCTTTTCTAAATCAGGTAAAAGATATTCAGGTGCTAGTGTATTACTGCTGATAGCTAGAACAGCTCTATCTATTCTCTCGTATAAATCTTTTAATTGTTTAGGTTTCTTTGCTGGAACTAAAGGTTGGTCATCAGAACCTTCAGCAAGTTGAAGTCTGTCTGATTCTTGTTCTGAAATTTTTTTGGAAAGATTTTTTTCAAATCTTGTTGGAGCTTCGATATACGAAGACATCGCTTTACCGTAGTCAGCGATCTTCACGTTAAACTCCTAATACGCCGGCTAGTCCTCCAGTAGCGATGCTGGATCTCTCCATTCTTAAAAACTCGTCAATCTCCATAACTGGAAATCCTGGTTTTTGTTCGTTCATATTGTATTTGTAATTTTCGTAAGCATCAATATCGTCTTGATCGTAATCGCCTGGATTGTATGATGCTAGTGAAGCATTGCTGCTGTTAGAGTCAGCTCCATCAGATGATGACATTTCTTTAAAATAAAATTCTTTTAACTCATCTAAGCTAGATGGTTTTCTATTATATTTTTTAATAAATTCGATTACAACGTCTTGAATTCTAATATTAGGATCTATACCGCTGCCGCTTGTAGATGCCATTTCAATGCTCTCAATACCTTCTTTTTCCATAGGTGCGCTTCCTTTTAAAATGTTTTCGAAATCGCCTAGTGGATCCATGCTGATTTCTTTGATTTGTATGTTATTCCTTTTTATGTAGTCCGTCAAGGATTCTCCTGCCTCAACTCCTACACCAGAATTGTAAGAATCAATTACGTCTGCGTAAGTTTCAAATTCCATTAATAATACTCCTTTTGTTTTTTAGGTAGTTTTTCATCCTTATAATCTTCAGGATGATCTACTAACCCACCTTGTCTAAACCTCATAACAGCTTGGGTCATACTATCTACCAAGTCATCATGATCGCCGAATGGGAAAGCTGCACATTCTTCAATAACTTCCTGTGCAAACTCCATTTCTTTGGGCGCCCATATTCGGCCACTCTCAAACAGAGGTGATACCGAGTTAACCCTAGTGTGCTTATCGTTGCCTTTACTAGGTGTAAAATTTATAACAGGAATACCCATCTTACGCAACTCATAAGTTAATGGTAATCCTGATGCCTTACTCTCGATTATAACTGTTTCTGGGTTCCAGTAGCCGTATTGTTCAAGCGCGATCCTACGCAACTCAGGAAATTCTACTCGTTCCTTAAATGCATCTACTAAAATTAAATTAGGTGGCTCATCTTCAGAAGGTCTGAAAACTCCCCACGTTGTAATAGCAGAGAAGTCAGCAGTTGTTTTTTTCATGAATGCTGTATCATAAGATTGTATAACGTGCTCTAGGATTGGCATCTCTTCGTGTTCCCAATCACGCCACCATTCTCTTTTGATTAAAGCTCCTTCTTCTGAAGTAGGACTCTGCATGTATTGAGCGTTCCATTTACTTCCAGGTATAGAAGCTTTCACACCTTCTAAATCTTTCTTGCTCCAGTATTCAGGCCACACGGGTTTACCTGATGGCATGATAGCAGGAAACTCAATTACCTCCCATTGATCTGCCTTGGGTTCTTTCTGTGCAGAAATTAATTTACCAGTTAAATCTTTTTCATTCCATCTTGTCATGATTAACAAAATGGATCCGCCAGGTTGCAAACGTTGTCTAGGACCGGATGTATACCATTCGAATGTTCTATCTAAAGCTTGTGAGTTCAAAGCATCTTGTTCAGTGTGTGGGTCATCAATGATTAACAAATCTGCACCCCGTCCTGTAATTGCCGATCCTACACCCGCTGCATAATACTCACCGCCTTGTTGGGTTTCCCATTTACCTGCGGCTTGACTATCTTCTTTTAATCTAGTTTGAAATACTTCTTTGTATTCTGGTGAATCCATGAGTTGTTTTGCTTTACGTCCAAACCTAACTGATAACTCAGTAGTGTTTGTAGATTGAATAATTTTTAGTTTAGGATTCTTACCTACCATCCAAGCAGGGAGTAAGTACGAACCAAATTCTGATTTGGTATGTCTAGGTGGCATATTAATAATTAATCTTTTAATCTTACCTGCAGCTAGTTTATTAAACTTATCTGCAATTTCTTTATGGTGTTTACCTTCGATAAAGTCTGGCCAGACATGTTTTACAAAGGACAAAAAGTTAGATCTAATCTCAGATTCTTTTTTCTTCTGATCATGTTTATTCATAAGCAAAGCCAGCTCACGTCTTACATCAGCAGGGAGCTTATCTATGTTTTTTAGTTTTTCTTTATCTATTTTCATTTCAAAAAAATTTTCTGCAAAATTTTTGAGGATTAATTTTGAAACCTTGCAAAGTATTTATAGCATACTTATTTACGAAACACAGCATAAAGTCTTCGGTCTGGGACCCCTTTTATATAAAATAAAAAACCTTTTTATGGAAAATTTCAAAACCCGGATCGGGTCTGGTACCTCTATGGCTGCGCGCCGGTTGTCTGTGTATCCCGGCGCACAACCTGTGATTGATGCATTTACTGCATACAACTATTAATCTAATAAAGTCATATAAGCTTTAGGATTTAACCTACTAAACTTATCAATGCACTTCTGCATTTTATCCCATTGCTCTAATGCCTCGTGATAAAATACCTTGTCATGTATGTCTGCTTCTTCCACAGTTAGGAACTCTCGTTCCCCTGTGAATCTGTTTCTTCTTTCTTCTGTTTTCATATCCCATATCATATAGGATAAATCAAGCATTGTCAACCCCTATAATATCAAAGGTAGTATTAGTATAAGAATAATTACCCCAGTTACTTTGAACTGTTTCTTTCTTGGGGTCTGTTATTGGGGTTTCTTGACACTCGGTCCTTGGCGCAATACTAACTATAGCTTGTGTATGTTTAGCCATGTAATCCATTAAACATTGATGATTACAAAAATAATCCCATATGCCAACTCCTCCATTACCATACATACTGCGACCATTACTTGTCTTAACTTTCTTGGTCCTTAAAACCTTATGACCTTTAACACCTCTTATTCTGTCCTGTGTTTTTCTTGCATGGCACTCCGGTCCATGACACCAATTAAAGTCACTCATTTGTTGTGTCCCTCTCATTATTTAGTTTTTGTAACTCAACATAAAAACCATAATGGAAAGTTTCTAAATCTTCATTACAGTATTTATGCCAAGCTTTTTTTATTTCATCATAATCAAATTGGGTTGAACTTCTCATTTCTTTACCCTCAATATTGCGTCGATGAATCTTTGATTCTCGGCTAGCTTTCTGTCAATTTCTCTTATCTTCATTTCAGAAAATATAAACAGTCCAAAGCCTCCTACCATTAATCCTACACCAATATACATAATTAAATTCCAATCCATTAGTGCCTCACTTTCCAAGATTTTGACGCAGTCCTATAACCATGTGCGTCCATGTCATAATAGACATAGTAAGCGCCACCTTTTTTGTTTGTACCAAATCTAGACTTGTCATCATGTTTGCCTCGTCTAGTTATGTGTTTTTTATCTTTGTTTGAATAGTATGTTATGTAAAACATATTAACCTCTCTTTCTTTCATAATGGTATCCTATATTAAATAGGATACCATGTCAATAGTTAATTTACAGATTGTTGCTGATTATTTCTAAACATAGCAATTTTCTGCTCTCTAGTCATTTCAACTTTATCTTCCAATAAACTAGCCAAATTTTCTGGGCTATAAATAGAAAGTGCCATTGAACTACTTTCATTTAAGATACTCTCATTTAAAGCTACTCCAAGTTTATCTGCAAGTGATTTAGCTTGGTCGTAGTATCTGTATGATTTCAAACCTAAACGAAGTTTTTTCATCTTATTTTCTACATAAGAAAATAAATCAGAATGACATTGAATAACTTTCTCTACTGCATTGTTATAAGTAGAAAGAATTTTATACTGTTCTTCATTTACTTTGAACTGTCTTGAATGACAATAAGATGTTCCAATAACCCACAATTTAAAATCGCTATCCCATTCAGCAGTAGGTTTAATCACACTCTTATCTTCATTTGAACTATTACGATAACCTAAAAAAGAATTAACATCACTTTCGGTTGTGTAATATTTTGGATTTCTTTTTGAGTAATCATTCTCAATTCGCAAATTATAATCTGCGTCAAGACCTTTAGCTTTTAACTCTTTACGATAATAAGAATAACCAAAGCTTTTATCTAAATCACTTAATCCAAATTTTAAGTGTATCTCATTATCACTCTCATACTCTTTGCCATTATCATCAACTTTTATAATTGGGTGTTGAAAATAAAAACAATTATCTTCAAACAATTCCCCACCACTATTGCCATACTTGTTATTCATTCTTCTAACAGTATCAATATCTTCTTGGGGTTGATGTTGTCTTACAATACTTTCAACATATTCTTTCATTATAGGTCTTACAGTATTATAAGTTTCTATTGCTTTATTCCATGCCTCAACTTTGGGATTATCTTCTCTTTCCCAATGAGATTGAAATACATCTGCAATAGATTTTCTTTTATCACTATTTAGTGTTAGTCTTTTTTCTTTCATTTGTACTCCTTTGTGTTGCATATATCCCAACATATCCTATATGAGAAATAATGTCAAATACTATTTTCGGCACAACCTATGCGTGTATGGTCCAGTTTAGAATCATTCTAATGTGGAGTTTTTTATAATGTATACTAACCACCATCCCCAGCCACCGTCCAAGTGTATAGGATAAATTAGGATATGTCAAGAAAATTATTTTACTTTTTTTTAAAAAAATATTTGACTCCTAGCTTATCCTATGTTATATTGAGGTATGTATTTAATAATTAAAAAAATAAAGTATGACCACTGTGAAGATAGCTATAGAGTTGTAGCGCAAGATTTAGACAGTACGAAAGCTTTACAAAAAATGGACGCCTACATTTTGCTGGAGGGTACAGATGAAAATACATCTTACTCTATGGTGAAATATGACGATCCGCTGGTTTTAAAAAAATCAGCATAAACAAAATTTGAGGGGGAACTTGGAATTAAAGCCATGCCCCCTCAAAGGCTCCTGGGTATGAGCCATGATAATAACTGCCCAGGATCAATGCCCAGAGTTTGCTAGCGTGTACTCTGGCCTGATCCCTGGTCTTATTATACTACCCATCCGGATGGGTTGCTAAGAGGTAATAGGACCTGGGATCAGTAATGTGGATACACCGCCAGCATATGCGCGCGGGCTCGTGTATCATAAAGCGTTGCTGATCAAGATCAGTTGCTGTATGGCCTAGAAGGTTCGAACATCAACAGCTGATCCCTGAGCCAGTAGAAAATCGGACCCTGGGACCTGCTGGCTCTGGGATCAGTGGGCCCTCGATAGAGGCTAAGCCCTGGTGCACCGGTAAACAATTGCCGCTGGGCTTCAACACCCGCTGGTCAAGCCGCAAGCGTCAGGCGGCAAGCTTGACAAGCTGCAAGCTGTCTGATAGTATAGGATTATAAAGGAGAAATTTATTATGTTAAAAAAAGAAGCAACAGCAATTACAGGTGGACTGTCTAAGCCATCGAAGATGCCAGGACCAGCTCACAACCTGCCGGCTTGGAAGTGCCAGACAGGGGTCAAGCTTCAGGCTGTGAAGGGCAGCGTCTGCGCTGGCTGTTACGCAATGAAGGGTAGATATAGATTTAAAAATGTTAAGGACGCATTAAGCCGTAGGCTGCAAGCTCTCGAAGACCCGCGATGGGTAGAAGCAATGATTGTCTTAATTAAGCCACATAAATGGTTTAGATGGCATGACAGCGGAGACATCCAATCAATGAAACATTTAAATAATATTTTTGAAGTATGCAGAGCAACGCCAGACACGAAGCACTGGATGCCGACCCGTGAAGCTCAATACCTCAAGCAGGTTAAACCTGAAGAGGTTCCAGAGAATTTAATAATTAGAATGTCATCTCATATGATCAACCAGGGCCCAGTCTCTTTCTGGCCCTGGGCTTCCACTGTGATTGACAAGGACCAGCCCTGGTTTGGTGCAACTTCTATGAGCTGCCCGGCACCAAAACAAAACAATGAATGCGGCAGCTGTCGACAGTGCTGGAATCGTGATATAAACAATATCAGTTACTGGAAACATTAATGTTTTATTGGACTCCGAAACGAATTAAAGAATTAAAGGCTGCAGGTTACAAGCTGCACGCCTCACCATCTTCACTTGTGAAGAAGGCTATTAGCGCCGATGACACGTCGACGGACGGACAGGCGCGTACGCCTAAGGAACAAGCGGATCCTGATTCAGGGGTCAAGCCCCAAGCTGTGAAAGTGTCAAGCAGCAAGCGTCAAGCCCCGAGCTGCGAGGGTCAAGCTTCAAGCCGCAAGCGCCAAGCTCCTTGATATACCTTCCCTCAAAAAGTTTTACTTGGTTAAGGGAGAGGGCCTTAACCATGATAAATGTATTATCCGGATGTACTAAATGAAATGAATATTGATGTGGAGAAAAGCGTATTGCGTTTCCTCTAGTTACTTTTAATTCTACAGTGAAAAAGTTACCAAAACTATTATACCCCAGTAGATCAGGAGTCCCCCATGCAGCGCTATTTTCCAAGCGTGTAAATGATAATTTGCAATTATTTTTAGTAACGAACGTTTTAATCTCATGCCAAAATTTACGTTCAGGTTTCACTACTACAACTTCTTAATGACCTTTCCCATTTTCCATTGTTCGGGACGTATTGTAAAGACTAAACGATGAGATTCTCTTACTCCTATTAATTTATTTTGCAAGAGTTTCATACCATCAATGTCCATAAAATCTCCATTTGGAAGTAGGACTTGAACTCTAGCTTCTTTCGAAGCTTCAGCTGTCATGAATTTATCAGTAACTTGCTTTAACATCTTTCCAGTAAACATAGATTGATTTATAGACTAAGTTGTACTATATATCAAGTATGACAGTTGGTTATGGATTAGGTATGTTTGCTTACAGTATGGGGTGTTTATTCATCGGAGCTATTATTACTTATTATGTTTTAAACAGACCATCACAGCAAGAGAGAGAAAACGAAGAGTATTTAAAAGAATTGAAAAGAAAATTATAATGGGACTACCAAAGAAATTAACAGAGCAACAGATGAGATTTGCTTACGAACTTGTTACCAATGAAGGTAGAAAGACAGCGACTGAGTGTGCTATCGATGCAGGTTTTAGTAAAGACTCTGCCAGACAGTACGCCAGCAAATTACAGAATCCAACCCTATACCCGCTTGTAGTACAATACATCGGAGCTTTAAGAGAAGAATGGCAAAAGAAATATGAAGTCACTTATGATAAACACATTGGTGAACTTGCTAAGATAAGACAGGAAGCTCTTAAAAAAGGAGCATGGTCTGCAGCTGTTAATGCTGAAGTAGCACGCGGAAAGGCAGCGGGTCTATATATCGAACAGAAGATAATACGTACTGGTAAGTTAGAAGACCTAACAACAGAAGAACTAGAACAGCGAATGAAAAAAATAATCGACGACTACTCTCCGATTCTAGATGGGGTGAGTGAAGAAGAATTGAAAGAGAAAGTAAAACAAAGACCAGAGCTGTTATCAAAGAAATCACACTAAAACTTTTTCCATTTTAATTAAACATCCTTTTGGGAAAACATTCCTATCCGAAAACAACTCATCATTCTCTTCAAACGTAGCAAAGGTCCAAATGTTTTTCTTATTTTGATCAAACAAATAAGCGTGTGTAATCATAATGGAAGGAGTTAATCCTAACGAGTCATGAGCTGTCGCGTGCCCAGAATCTCCCGTCGGATCGACCCATGTAATT